GGCGGCATGGGCGGCAGGGGCGGCATGGGCGGCAGAGGCGGCAGGGGCGGCATGGGCGGCAAGGGCGGCAAGGGCGGCGGTAGAGGCGGCAGGGGCGGTAGAGGAAAATAACCAAGCGGGAATCATTCGAAAATACTTAAAATGAATGTATCTGATTATAGAGACGCTGTAATAGTTTTCGTTAGTGTTTTAATCTTTTATGCGGCAATTGGTGGCTTACACAGGGCGCTTTCGCATGCCACGCCTGTTAATTTGGTGGTACACCTATGTTGGCAGGGGCCGGATCGCGGAGTATTCGAGCCGTCAAAGGGCCCACATTCCAAAGATTGCAAACGGTGACGCGCTTATCAAAGAGGTGCCATGAGATATAACCAGATAGTGGATGGGGCGGGCGTACCCTGTATGATACAACGGTTTAGGTATCAGTATGGCCGCTTTATGTTTGAGGCCGAGTTGTTTACCGGCGCTACGATAGAGTTTGAAGCCGAAATGTTATGTCAGAGTCTTGGCTTGCTTCAAAGTGCGCCGACAAGGATGCAATATTTGGAGGCGTTGAATAATGCAACAATATTCCTGGAGCATAACTTTAAATTGCTAAGGGGTACGGGATATGTCACGCTATCCCGGCGTTAAAGCGCGCGGTAATTCCATCCGTATTTCGTATACNTATGNGGGCAAACATTACCGTGAAACGTTGAACCTTGTACCAACCCCCGCGAACATGAAACTCGCTTCCCTCAAACGCGCCGGTATTTTATTTGCCATCGCTACTAACGCGTTTATACCAGCGCGTAATGCCGACGCCACGCGCACTGTGGAGCATGCGCTTTTTGAATGGTTGGAAACGAAATGCGCGGCGTGTAGCCAGAGTACGTATTTGGAATATAAACTTTTGGTTGATGCATTGGTTGATTACTTCGGCTCGGTCGCGCTTTTTACGTTTGAATCGTGGGGCGAACGCCTACAAAAGTGGCGCGATGCGTTAGTGTGTGGTCCTAAGCGCGTTAATGCGTTACTAATGCCCTTGCGCGGTATGTGCGACAGAGAGATGCGCGCGGGGCGCATTAAAGTGAATCCGATGGAACATATTTTTAATCGGAACGTTCGAGTTCGTACTGCGGAACCATTTAATGCACAAGAAGTTTTGCAAATAATTCAAAACAGTGGGCATGACGCAAATCTCGTACAGTTCGCGTTTAGTACAGGATTACGCACCGCTGAGTTAATTGCATTAACATGGGATAAAGTGGACCTAAAAGGATGCAAAATGTACATTGATACAACCACGGTGCGCGGATACACGGAACAGAGAACAAAGACGCGCTCGAGTACGCGCACTGTAGATTTATTAAGTCCCGCGCGCGCCGCGGTATCCGCACAGCGTTTATCAAGTAGTCACCGCTTGGTGTTTTGTAATAAGAGCGCGAACTACGCGGCGTGGTCGCCCGCAACGCTGACCAGCGACTTATGGCGCCCCACCTTAATCGCGGCCGGCGTTCGATACCGCAATATGTATCAAACGCGGCACACGTTCGCGTCACTGGTTCTTATGGGACACTTCGAAGAAGTGCGTTCGATGGATCCGATGGCGCGGGTAATGTGGCTGGTCAAACAAATGGGACATACTAATCCGCAACTAATTTTTCAAGTCTATGGGAAATATCTTGATGCGGCTTGAGTTCGATATACGGTCTTGGTGTTACGTGGTGGTTGATTGCGCCGGTCGGGCATTGTTTATTATTTACGATCAGCCACCTAACGTGCGTATCCCCGGACGCTTGGTTTATTTATTGCGTCAAGCACAAGAACTCATGCCGAAGGCGCGTGTGGCTAGAATCGTGTGGCTGCCGAGTTTTGCGATGGATGAGTCAATCGCTTGGAGCGCGGTTCGTGTTTGGAACTAAGGAACTTTATGCAGAATGAACGGTCTAATGTTAAGATGTCTAGTTTAATTGCAATGATGCGGCCAAACACAGCGCCGCTAACACAAAGGCAAATTCAAATGTGGAAACNTAGAATTACGNTGTCCNTTTGGCCGCGTGAAATGGAGCAGGCGTGGGCGGATTGGGCGGAAAGGTTCAAACGTATGGGGAAAAACCTATGAAGTTGGACAATATCGCGCGCGAACGACTCCGCAAAGGTTCGCAAGATGCGATGCCGCGCGTGTAATTGTGTTTTGGAATCGGACGACGATCCTGANTTGTGTCAAACTTGCTTGAACGCAATCAACGCGGAATTACGGGCGCCCATACCGATGAAGGATAGCGATTTAGTAGATCAATTCGAGCACGATTATCGACGCGATGAGGATATTACNGATGCGTGATTTTATAAAGGAACTTTTAATGTTAATGCTAATCGCCGCAATCGCAGTCGGCGCGTCTTTATATTTTTATCCGGCGCAGGCGAATGAGGCTCAGTGGCGCGGATATGCCGCCGATGCCGAACGCGAATACAATCTTCCCGATGGCTTATTGACCGCCATTATTACGCGCGAAACGCATTGGCGCAACGTGGCCGGTCGGCATGGTGAAATTGGCGTGGCGCAAGTACACCCGAACACAGTTCGTATGCTGTGTCCGGCTTGTACGGGCAACGCGCACCGGGTGCTGTTTAAGTATGGTAGTCGCGGGGATTATGTGGCGCGTATTCAAGCGGTATTGGCGCGATATGGACACTATATTGGCGCGATTGATAGTTTATTTGGCGCGCAAACGCACAAGGCTGTCTTGTTATATCAGGCCAATAATAAACCGTTGCGCGTGGACGGTATTGTTGGGCCGCGCACTTGGGGCGCCTTATTCGGGGAATTTGACGCCTATCCAGGCGCATCCATCGCGTCCGCATTGTGGGATCCGCCCACGAACATCATGTGGGCGGCGCGATACCTCGAATGGTTGCGCGATAATGTGTCGAATGATCCGAATATTATGGCCGCGGCGTATAATGGCGGGCGTGGTAACGCAACTGTGCGTTATATGGTTGCGGTGAAATACTTGCGGGATAGAGATGCCGGAGAATAAGCCATGACCCAACAGCTAAAGCGCATTGCGCGGGAACCGACGGATACACAGATAATTGCTGGTATGAATGCGAGCATTCCGGGCGGTAGTAATTTTTCACATTGGATGCTACCAGCAATAAGTAATAAAGCATACGCAAATTTGAAGGACGCACTTGCCAAAGCCTACCAAGCCATGTTCGACGCAGCTCCCGCCATTGAATCGGAGGCGGCGAAGAAGGCGTTAGAATTTATTGCTGGGGAACAAGGGAGCACAATAGATGATGCCGTCGAAATCATCCGCGCCTTACTTATTGAGAGGAAAATAAAATGAGCGCGTTGACAGCAAAATTACGACAACAAGCGGGACAAGAGGGTCATGACGGTGAGCCGTGGGATTCTATGTCAGAGGCCGCCGACGAAATAGAACGTCTTCAACGTGAACTGGCAGAGGCTCAGGCTTTATTAAACCGTATTATGGCACTCAAAACAGAATGAGAATACTGCCCGAAGAATTCATGCACCAGGCTCCCGCCACAATCGGCGCGTTCGTGCGCATCAACCATGAGCATTGTCCGGCGGGACAAGATACGAAAGCGCGTTTGTGGATAAAACGCGTGTCCGCCACGGACGTTGTGGCGTATTGTCACCATTGTACGCGGCGCGGCGGCGCCTCGAATGTGTCAGGGGAGCAAACGTGGGAGCAACTAGAAGACGGGGCGCCGGAAGATTCGAACGTAATTGAACTGGATGAACTGTCCGCCGCCAAGCTGGCTGATACAATCAAATGGATGGAATATTACGGCGCCTATGCTGACAAACAGCGCGTAATTGGGCCGAGTACAGAAGCGCATGAGTGGCTGGCGCTTAAGGGGTTTAAATCAGTATTCGAAGCTGGACTTGTTTATGGGACGCCATATATAGGTGGTCGGTCGGGGTTGATTTTTCCGATACGCGTCGCCGGTACAAAATTGATCGGGGTTCAAGTACGGTTTAATTTTCTCATTGCGCGTTCTCCACTTACTATAGAAGACGGCGCTATAAAACCGCGCAAGGGCGCTAAATATGTAACAAAACGCCTTGACCAGTATGCGCGCCCGTTCGTGTATGGTGCCGTTGGTTCACATTACCCGGTAGTATTTGTGGAAGATTATTTGTCGGCGCGCCGCGTTAGTACATTTTTTCCCGCGGTGCCTTTGTATACGTCAAACATGGAGATGCCGGCTATTCAAGCGGTTTACGAGCAGTGCCAAACAAAGCACGCGCGTATATGGCTTGACAATGATAGACCGGAAATACGCGACGCGGCGGCGGTACTTGCCGCAAAGGCGTCTGTTCTATTCGATTCTGTAAAGATCATCATCGAACCTGAGCCAACAAAACTAACGGACAGAGAACTAGCGGCATGCTTATAGATGAAATTGCGACCCTACATTTACTATCAACACGAAAACGATGGGCTAGATACTATCGACGCATCCCTATGCGCGCTCTTACAGACACAACGGCGACTATTGTTACAGATATTGGACAATTTTACGCGCAGCACGAGTCCGCAAATAAAATTGATTGGGATGCTTTCGCCGTCTGGTGGAAACAAGATNTACACGCGCAAGCGTCGCCCTTCGAGCATGCCCTGATTGACGCCATACTAGCGCGGGTTAAATCGTACGAACCTAACGAACAGATTGAAGCGGCGCTTCAATCCGCGTGGGCGAAAGCTGGATTTATCCAAGAGGCCGCGGAGGCGCTGATTCAAACGCGCACCGGCCAATCAGTTGAGCCGCCTGACGCGGTATTATTGCAGCTTATTGCGGCGTACCGTGATTCGACGGGTAAGCGCGTGTCGCAAGGCGCGGGATTATCGTTTAGGTTCGATGAAAACGCGCTTGCCGCCGCTACGGCTAAAATGGCCGGAGACGGCTATAATTGGCGACTGCAGGATATGAATATAGGCATTGGTCCGTTGCGTCCCGGCGATTTTGTTTTGGTTGGAGGAAGGCCCGAACTGGGGAAAACGTCTTTCGTAGTGGATCAAACCGCGCACATGCTGCGTGAAAAGCCGGCAACGGCATTGTGGATAAATAATGAAGAAGGTTCGCACCGGATCATGCTGCGTTATTTATCGGTCGTATTGAAGCGTGCAGCTAAGGATTTGAACGCGCATATTCCGGCCGCGCTTGCCGCGATGTATAAGCGGGGATGGGCGCCCGAACAGATTCAAATTTGTGAAGCACATAACTTGAGTTTGGGCGCCATTGAGGATGAAATCGCCCGCGTGAATCCGAATTTTTTAATTCTACATCGCCTTGATAAAATGCCACAAGTGCGAAATATCAAACAACAGTTGGATGTTCAACGCCTGGCTGAATTGGCCTTTTGGGCACGTCAGCAAGCAGCGTCAGGGCGGGTGGTGTTTGGGGTGTGTCAGGCCGACGCTAGTGCGAACGGACAGAAGTTCGTGTATGATCATCAATTATACGGCAGTAAAACCGCTGTTCAGGCAGAGTCGGACGCTATTATAACAATTGGTGCAGAGCATGTGTTTGATAAAACAAGGGGCATACACTTGCCGCGAAATAAATTGGTAGGCGGCGCACAATCTAATGAAACCCATCGGCATGGGTTTTTTGAGGTTAACTTCGATTCGATTACTGGACGGTATGAAACAATTTTGTATGGGGGCGCAGCATGACACAATATTATGAAGATGCTGATTCCTTTTGACGTTGAAACGAATATAGTAAAATTGCCAAATGGTGATTTTACGTCGTCGCCGTTCAATAAGGATACGCGCATTGTTGTGATGAGCGCCGCACCTACGTGGGAAGCGAAAACACTGTGTGGGCACAACATCGCGTTCGACATGCTGCACGCACTGAAAGATTCCAAACAAACGCATTGGGCGCAAGGTGTGTTGTTCAATGGTGTTTGGCTATGGGATACGATGATTGTAGACTACCTTTGCTATGCCGGTAAATATCGTTCGCCAAGTTTGGAGGAAACGTGTCGGCGTTGGAAAGTCCCGTTTAAAAAGGATCAACTGATTCAAGAATACTTTGAGGCTGGCCGCGGGGCGGACGTTCTAATTGAAGATGGGCATGAGCAGCGTTTGCGCGTTTATCACGCGGAGGATGAACGGGCGACGCTTGAAGTGGCGCGCGCGCAATTAGCGCGGTTAAAAGGGACGCGCATGTTTAATGTGGTCAAGGTTCAATTACGTGCGCTGTCATTGGTGATTCTTGAGCAATGGTCGGGTCTGCCCGTGGATTTGGTTGCACTTGCCGAAGCTTGTAAGACAACGGACCATAGATTAAAAGAGAGCAAGGATGCGATTCTTAAACTGCTCGAATTATCTTGTTTCAATCCCGCATCGAATCCGCATGTTGCAACGGCGTTATATGGCGGCGTGATCGTTGAGAAAACGCGCATTGAAAAGGGCGTTTTTAAAACAGGCAAGCATAAGGGGGAGATGAAATACAGGCCGAATATGGTTGAGCACGCGTTGTCGACGCATCTTACTGGCAATCGTGAATCCGTTGATGAAGCTCACCTTAATAAAATAAAAGTTGAGACCGATGACCCGTGGGTAAAAGTGTTTTGTGAAGGTGTGCTGGTGTTTCGAGAGTTAGCCAAATTGAATGGAACGTATTTGCAGCCAATGGTGGTGAATATTGAACAATCCTTCGACGGCCGGTTGCACGGCGATATAAACATGGCGGTCGCAAACACCGGCCGTAAATCATCATCAAACCCCAATCTTCAAAATATTCCTGATCCGGTACGAACGGTTATAGCCGCGCGCCCGGGATGGAGGATTGTTACCGCCGACTTCAAACAGCTTGAGGTTGTCGCGTGGGCGTATCAATCACAGGACCCGGCGCTTTATGCAGATATTCTCGCCGGGGTGGATATACATGAGCGCACCTTAAAAACTATCGAGAAAGAAACCGGACAGGCGCCCAACCGCACTGACGTTAAGCGCATTAATTTTGGACGTATTTATGGCGGTGGTCCGCGTACATTATCTGCGCAAAGCGGCGTCGCATATAGCGCCGTTACTACAATCATTAATACATTGGATTCATTATACCCGATTGGAAAGGGGTTTGGCGACACAGTAATGGAGGCATTAAAACGTCGATCGAAACCGCTGCGCGACGATTNTTCGCCGCTTCCGCATCGTCAGTCCTGGTACGAATTGCCTTCGGGCCGCGCACTATGGTATCGGACATATGAAAATGCGTCGGAGTTTCATCGTCGTAAATCACCTACAGATTTCGGGTACTCTCAGTGCAAGAACCGGCCCATTCAATCGTTCGCGACCGCTGATATTGTGCCGCTTGCGGAAGCGCTTTTAATGGAACGGCTTGGGCCCATAGGCATCAATCTTTTCAGTTGGTTGCGCCCGCTTGTTAGTGTTCATGATGAAATGGTGTTCGAGTGTAAGGAAGAAAGGGTAGGCGAGTTGCGGAACTTATTGCGCCAAGTCGAGTCTAATCTAGTACCCGAATTAAATAAACGCTTCAAACTTGCACGACCTTTTGATTTACCGTTGGTGTTAAAAGTAGGTGTGGGCGCGAATTGGTCAGAAGCTAAAGGATGACGATGCGCGATTACATTGAAGAGTTCGCATGGAAGGTTGTTCAGGGGTGCGTGCTTATGATTCTGTTATTTTGGTTTATCGGCGGCGTGTGCGCGGAAATGCTGCGTGACGCCCACAAATTTTTCAACAAACGGAGTAATATATGAAATTACCACAGACATTGTTCGTAGCCCTTCGAAATGCGGGTCAGGGGGACGACGAGTTTTTACACGCGTCCACGGACCTTGATAGTTTTGAGGATGGTGATAAAGTAAGGGTGTATACGCGCACACAAGTGGGCGTTGTCAAAGTGAACTACACAATGCAATCGGCGTTGAAGGCGCAGGAGGGAAAATGACACAAATCACAGGCATTGCCGAATTTGATAGTCGGACGAATAAATGGGGGTTTTTCTCGGTTAAAGTAAACGGCACGTATTATTCTACCGGCAAAACGGACCCCGGCATCAAGAAAGGTCAAGCAGTTGCATTTAACGCTGAACAGAACGACAAGGGTTATTGGGACGTGAAGGGCGGCGTTACTGTTAGCGGCGCCGCCACGCCCGCCGGTAATAAACCTCGCGCCACAAGCAGCATTCCTTTTCCGATTCCGCCCGTGCATGGCGAACGTGTGATTGTGCGCCAGAACGTTTTGGGACACGCGACGCGGCTTGTCGTTGCCGCGATGGGCACTGACGCTAAGGCGGGCGCGGTTGATAAGGCCGTACCGAAAATTATCGAAGTTGCGGCGCAATTCGAAGCGTATGTCGCAGGGGATGATCTGCGTGCGAAGATTGAAGCGAAACGCGCCGCAAAAGCCGCTGCTGACGCCGAAGCCGCGAAGCAAGCTGCCGCGGCGGCTGCCGCTTCAACGGATGGAGCCGCGGATACGGGCGAGTTTGACGACGAGATTCCGTTCTAAATGGCGACTCAGCCGTATTATTTGAAGAGCGGTGTTCGTGTTCCGGGCGTAACGACGATAATATCGAATTGTAAGACAGGCGGCATTGACGGGCTGTTATCGTGGGCTAACACCGAAGGGTTAGCGGGACGCAGCTTTAGGGACTCCCGACAGAAGGCGGCGGACGCGGGTACGTGCGCGCACGAAATGGTTGAGTGTCACATCCGCGGTAACAAGTTCGATGCGTCGAAATATCCTAACGAAATTCTGGCGAATGCGGAGCACGCTTTCGCCGGGTTTTTGACGTGGGCGGGACAAACGCATCTGATATCGGTTGAAACCGAATTGCCTCTCGTATCGGAAAAGTATGCGTACGGCGGGTGTATGGATACGGTGTTGCTGGACGGGCAATTGTCGATGGGCGATTGGAAAACGTCGAATTCGATTTATCCCGATTATCTGATTCAACTCGCGGCATATGCAAACCTTTGGCGCGAGAATTTTCCTGATCGCCCACTTACCGGAGGTTTTCATTTGCTGCGGTTCAGCAAGCCCGCACACCCCGACGATCCGGTACATTTTTCGCACCACTATTGGAGTCAGTTGGACATTGCATGGACGGCGTTTCGTCATATGCGGAAACTGTACGATATTACAAAACGATTGAAGGGGATGGTGGGATAAGAAGATTGCAATTATCATGAGCTACCGGAATACATTTGAGAAAACAACGGCCAATTGGCTAATGAAACGTGGCATCAGGTTTTTTTACGAGCGCCGCGTTATCTCGTTTTTAATGCCCGTTCGATACGGTAGATGTAATGTTTGCCGAAGTGGAAACGTTTCAAAGGCTAATATATATTTAACAGACTTTTCATTGATTGATTATCCGTTTTATATTGAAACAAAGGGACACATGCCATCAACGCAACGCACACGGTATCTTGCGTTAAAGAAGGCGGGGCACGATATTCGCTTCGTTTTTCAACGCGATAATAAATTATCTCCGAAATCTAAGACAAGATATAGCGATTGGGCCGAAAAATACGGATTCTTTTATAACATGGGCGTACCCGATTCGAAGTGGTTCAAGGGGAAAACAAATGAAAAATAAACGGACGAATGTGAGTGTCGTTAAACCAAAAATTCTCGCATGGGATATTGAAACGTCCCATAACATTGTAGCATCGTATCGTTTATATGAGCGCGCCGGATTACAAATTCCGCACCAAGCCGTTCTACAAGAACGGCAAATTCTGTGTGCGTCGTGGAGTTTAATCGGGGACCGTGAGATTCATTCGGCATGGGCAACCGCCGCGCCTTCAAACTCCAAGGCCGATCGCGCTATTGTCGCCAAATTGCACAGGGTTTTATCGGATGTCGATGCGGTTGTGCATCATCATGGCGATGCTTTCGACATGAAATATTTTAACGCGCGCGCGCTCTATCACGGATTTGAGCCGATACCAAATATCATTCAAATTGACACGAAAAAGATTTGCAAGGCCAAGTTTCTGTTTAATTCGAATCGGCTGGATTACGTGGCGCATTTTCTTGGCGTGGGAAAAAAGGTTAAAACCGATTTGGATTTATGGCTGGCGTGCTTACGCGGTGACCCGAAGGCCATGAAAGAAATGGTGCGGTATAACCGATGGGACGTGGCGCTATTGAAGCGTGTGTATAAGAAATTGCGTCCGTGGGTGCCGGCGAAAGTGAACTGGCAGTTGTTTTCAAACGCTAAAGTTTGCACGTCCTGCGGATCCTCGAATGTGGCGCCGATTGGGCGCTACGATCTGACCTTGAAAGGAAAGTGGCACCGGATTAAGTGCGGTAGTTGCGGAGCGACATTCCGCGGTGCGCGTTTTGCTAAATAGTTAAGGCGGTGCGAGAATGACTAAATTTAAAATGGGTGATTTGGTTCGAGTGGCGCGGCGTGGCGTAATGAAAGATCAGGGGGCGTCAGACGATTGGGCGTTGCGCGCCGGTTTTCATATCGGGCAAGAAATGCGCGTGTCGCAGGTCTATGAAAACGGATGGTTTAACGTTGCGGAAACCTTCTATAACCTTCCGCCCGGTAGTTTTGAGTTGGTGGATCGGGACGATGAAAGCGACTTTAGCAAATGCCGGGAAGAAACACACGCGACCGAATCCACACGTCCGGGTACAGTGTCCGCTGTGGGTGACGTTGGCATGCCCACATTTCCTGTTGGCCGTAACGCACCTGCGTTGCCGATCGNCGCCAAAGCGCGCAAAGGTGTCCCTATCTATTCGGGCTTCTTCAAATATTTTCCTCGCGCCATCGCCGCTGTTGCGGAACTATCGCGCAAGGGAAACGAGCAACACAATCCCGGCAAGCCCCTGCATTGGGATCGTTCGAAATCTGGCGACGAGTTGGACGCGTTATCGCGGCATCTCATAGATGAGGCGATGGGCACCGAGGTTGATTCGGACGGCGTATTGCACGCGGTTAAGGTCGCGTGGCGCGCTATGGCGCAGCTTGAGAAAAAGCTCGAAATACTTTCCGACGGGCGTATTCCCATTGGTGCTTTATCGCCTTCGGAACTCCCAGTGAATGTTCGAAGCGGCACCGCGGTTAAAGAGCCATATAAACCGAAGTGAGATTCTAATGCAAGACTACATTGAAACTGTATCCGGCGCGCGTATAAACCTGTTTCGGCCCGATTCGAACGAGATTCGTTTGGATGATATTGCGACGGCACTATCGAATATCTGTCGCTTCACTGGACACGTCAAACGCTGGTACAGTGTGGCCGAACACTGTGTATTAGTAGCTGCGCTGTTACCAGAACATTTAAAGTTAACCGGACTATTTCATGACGCGGGTGAAATGGTCACGAACGATATTGCTTCGCCGGTTAAGAAATACGCGCCGCGCATTAATAAAATAGAGGGTTTGTTTCTACAAGCGGCGGCATCAAAGTTCGGATTCCAGTATCCGTTCCCGCTTGAAATTAAATGCGCCGATCATTTGGCGTTATACATCGAAGCGCACGCATTAAAACACTCTGGCGGTATGGATTGGGAGCAATTCAACGACATTGACCCGGATAAAGTGCCGGCCATCCAATTGTCTTGTTATCCGCCGCACGTTGCGAAGCACGTTTTCTTGGATATGTATTACCAGATTACCGGGCACGAACAATATAGTGAAGGTGGCGGATGTTAATATTTGATCGCGATGATTAGTTCAACTTTTTTATTTTTTCAATTGCCGTTGAATTGGTTCGCCTTGGCCTCGGTGCCGTTGTATTTGGGCGCGGGCGTTACTTCGTGGATACAGGGTGATCGGCCGATGGCCGGCATGTGGACTTGTTACGCGCTTGCGAACGGTTTTCTGGTTTACGCAGGTTATTTACGGATATTGAAATGACAACTGTTGCCGCCAACAATCGCATGATTGCCGCCGACACGCAATATTGTAACGCGGGCATCAAGTCGCGCGGACGAAAGCTATACCAGGCGCGCGATTGGTACGTCGGAATTGCGGGTAATGTGGCGGCGGGAATGGAGTTCGTCAAATGGGCGCGCGGTTCGCGCATAAAGCGGCCGCCGCGCGGCGACTACACCGCCTTGATATTGACGACGAAAGGTGCGTTGATTTTATACGAAAACGGCCAATTGACCCCTACAGAATCCCCCGACGCGATCGGCACGGGCGCGGCTGCCGCGTTAGCCGCAATGCGGTGCGGACGAACGCCGGCTGATGCGGTGCGCGTGGCGGCGAAAATCGACGTATTTACGGGGGGTCGAATACACAAGTTCGTCGTTAGGCCGGTAGGGTAGTGCCGGGTAGCACGAGATCGTTGAAGTTGCAAAAAACCAACATGGGTATTCCCCGAGAGATGCGCATATTTAGACCTGGCCATTTCGATTCTGACGCGTGGCAGCAACTGGCGCGTAAGCACCTAAAGCATCGTCGTTTACCAAATTGGAACTATGCTTGCACGGTTGAAGCAATGGCACTTTGGTGCGATAGGTTGGATATTGATTATGAAAGCATAACCAATACGCCGCACGCTGAGTTCGTAACGATGAGCCCGCACTGGCCGCTCAGGGCGTTCGTTGGGCTGCTATTGGAGGCAATTGAAGCGCAAAGGGGGAATTATGCCTCCCTTAGCAATTGACTTGTTTTGCGGGCTTGGAGGCTGGACCGAAGGTCTGCTCGCCGAGGGTTGGGATGTCATCGGCTTCGACATCGAGGTTCATCAGTACGGAGATGCAAAGTATCCGGCGCAGCTCGTGCTGCAAGACGTTCTGACACTCCACGGTTCGCAGTTCAAAGACGCCGCGCTCATTGTCGCCAGCCCACCATGTCAAGAGTTTTCCTATATGGCGATGCCGTGGTCATTGGCGAAGAAAAAGCAGCGTATGATTGAAGCTGATCCAAGCGAGCAGAAGCGTCTGACGGCATTATTCGATGCCTGTTTTCGTATCCAACGAGAAGCTTGCGAAGCAGCAGGCAAGCATATCCCGATGGTGGTAGAGAACGTGCGCGGGGCGCAGAAGTGGGTCGGGCGAGCGCCCGGGCACTTCGGGTCGTTCTACCTATGGGGCGACGTGCCGGCGCTGATGCCGACGGTGAAGCCGCGCGCGAAAGTCGGCGGTATCACCTTCAGCGGCCACGGCACGCCTGGATATAAGGGGCAGGCGTTCAACAGCACCGCCGAGAAGCGTATGCGTGAACTGACTGGTCGTAAGTTGCCCGGCAACAATCCAATGAACGATGCCGGAATAAAACAAGGTAGCGACTGGTTCAACGCGTCACAGCCGTCAATTTCTCGGCGCTGTAGTAGCAAAAGCAAGGCCCGCAAAGCCGCCTCTGCTGCAATCGCCAAGATTCCCTTCGTGCTGGCAAGTCATATCGCCAGAACGTTGAAGCCGATGGAGTAACGTATATAAATAAAAAAAAGACCCGCTTATGGCGGGTCATCCAATCCACGATTACCTCGTGATGTTTTTCGGGCCGGCTTGGTG